GGGCCGTTACGAGATATCATTAAAGGAAACTTTTTCGTACAACTGGAGAAGAGTTGGAATCTTCCTTCTTGTTCTGCGGGTAAGTCTGTTGTATGTGCAGAAAAGTGTGGGTCGGGATTTGATGCTTTTGGGGATCAGTGGAAATGACAAATTTTTATTGTTTAAAATGGGGAACAAAGTATAATCAACATTATGTTAATAGACTATTTAATTCTTTAAAGAAACATTATGACGACCCCTTTAGTTTTACCTGTCTTACTGATAATTCTGTGAGTCTTGATAAAGATATTATTATAGAAACGATACCAGACGATTTTAAAGAATTTCCACGAACGCGATTATTTACATCAGAAAAGATGTGTTATTTTAATAGATATAAACATATTTCAGGGCCTAAGGCTTGGTTTGACTTAGACATATTGATACAAAATAATATAACTGAACTTATTAATCAAAAGAAAAATAAAGTAACATATATTTGGAATCATTGGAGAAACGAAGAGGCTGCTAAAATTAATTATGGATGGATGACGACACCAATTAATTCTTCTTTTGTTGCTTGGCAAGATGACATAGGGTTTGATATGTATGAAAGATTGGTTAAGAATAAAGAAAAGGCTTTCTTTACATATCCTTCATATGACAAATATTTATTTTATCAAGAACATAGAAAAGGTAATTTGGATTTTTGGTTACCAGGAATAGTATACAATTATAATATAGGATGTAAATATCCAAATGATTTAAATCCTACAAAATATAGACTCGATTATAAGATTTGTCTTTTTAATACTTCTCATAAAAAATGGGCTAAACCTAATGAGACTCATATAGAATTGCATGAATCAAAAGATTGGGCTTATGATATGTGGTGTAGTTATGAGTAAATTTGAAGAATTTGCGGCTTCCATTTCAAAATATGGAACATCAAATGCATATGATATTTTGTGGTATAGTACCCCTGAAAAAAGACGACATAATTTAGGTTCGGCTAATAATCGATATAATAAAATCTTGAATGATAAGATTCATTCTTTGATCACTCAATTTTTTGATGAAGAAGATTTTAATATTGTTGCTAGCTGGTACATGAATTATCATGTTGATAAAATAGAAAAATTAGGTTATAATATATCATATTATGATTCAGATCCTTATGTATGTGAAGATTGTGACCTCATAAGTGATAACATTTATTGCACAGATGTTATATTTGATGATATAAAATTTAAGGGGCCCATTGTTCACAAATTTTGTGAAGATACATATCCTATTGGTAAGATACATAAAGGAAAATTTATATTAGCTGGATGTAATAAAAAAAGATTACATATATGTAATCCTATTGAGTCTACACAGCAATTAATAGAACAGAATGAAATTAAATCTGTTATCTATGAAGAGGAATATGATTTTCAAAAAGTTAAATATTCAATAGTGGTAGGATGTTCATAAAAAATTATAAAAAAGCGGAAATTAATTTAAAAATTCTCCAAAGAGATAGACGAGCGGCTAATATTGAATGGCAACGTTGTGTAGGTTTATGGGAAAAAACTTCAGGACAATGGGACAAGGAAGAAGCGAGACGTGCAGCTGAAAAAGCGAGACGTGCAGCTAAAAAACGCCGGAATGTGATTGAATGGGAAAGAACTAAAGGTGAATGGGAAAGAACTTTGGGACAATTTGAAAAAGATGAAGTAAATTATAATAATACTATGGAATGGTCTCCATATATGAAAGTTAAAAGATTTTTAGATGAATCTTATCCTGAATATGCTTCCAGTCTTTTAGATTCTATTTCTGATGGCCAATATGAATCAAAAAGATGGATGTGTGAGATTTTAAAAACTGCCAATCTAGGTTTTAAAGACCCTTTAAAAATTGAAATAGCCGGCTCTTGGTTTGGATGGCCTTTTATTGAATTATTAGAAGAAGCAATTTTAAAAATAGAGAGTATTGATTTATATGATATAGATGAAGTATGCCATGAAGTAGTTAGAAAATACATATATCATTTCAAACCAAAATATAAAATAAATCAATATCATGATTTCTTTGAAAGAGGTGATAAAAGAATTAGGCATTTAATTATATGTACTGCATGTGAACATATGCCCGATATAGGTGATATGAAAGAATTTTATAAAGATACACCTAAACCGATTATTGCCCTTCAAAGTAATGATTATATTGAGTTATCAGAACATGAAAATTGTGTTGAGAGCTGTGTCCAGTTAGCAGAAAAGAATGAAATTAAAGATATATTATATCAAGGTGAAAGAGATTTTGGTTATTATAAAAGATTTATGATAATAGGAACATGGTAAAAGAATTTCGTGATTCAAACTATTATAAGGTATTTAAGTTTATAAAAAATAATTTTCCTGAATATGAAGAAAGTTGGTGTGATTCAATTTCTGATGATCAATATGAATCAAAAAAATGGTTGTGTGATGTTTTAGATAATTTAAAAATTACTGAACCGGATAGAGTTAAAAAGTATACTAAAGATACTGGTGTTTTAGAATGGAAATATCCTCTTTTAATAGATATTATAGGTTCTTGGTTTGGCTGGCCATTAATTGAATTAATTGATGATTTTACCAAAGGAAGAATAACTCAAATTGATTGCTATGATTTTGATGAAACTTGCCAAAAAGTAATGGCTCAATATAAAAATATATTTAATCCAAAATATGAAGTAGTACAACATGACAACTATTTTGAAAGAATGGAGTTGAGGAGAAGACATTTGGTTATTTGTTCTTCATGCGAGCATATGGAAGATTTTTTTTCTTATAGAAAATGCTACAAAGGAAATCCTTTTGTTTGTTTACAATCTAATAATTATTTTGAATTGTCTGAACACATAAATTGTGTGGAAAATGTTAATGAATTAATTGAAAAAAATAAATTGAAAAAAATATGGTATAAAGGGGAAAAAGATTTTGGGAATTATAAACGCTTTATGGTAATTGGGCAATGGCAGTAAAACATGCAGTTGCGTGTATATGTGTTGGGGATAAGTATAATCTTACCGATGTTAAAATATTAGAACAAATGGTATTCCAAAATACCACCTATGATATAAACTTTAGAGTATTTGATGAACCAATTTTACCTAAATGGTGGACTAAGGTTTTATATCATTCACCAGTAATAGAACCATTTGAAGAAGACGTTGTTTTAGCTTTTGATTTAGATGTAGTTATAAAGGGAAGTATAGATCCTTTGTTTGATTGGGTAGAACAACAAGATTATCTATGTGCAGTATGGTGTAGATGGAGAGAACATATGGATAATTTTGAAGAACAAAGAGATAAAGATATATTTTGTACTCCATATAATTCTTCAATATTAGGATGGAAACCAGATACTTGTTTGAAGGTTTGGGAAGAATTTGTTTTTGAGGATATAGAAAAATATAATGGATTTGATACTTATCTTTGGATGAAAAAATTAGACCCTATTCGAATACCTGATCATTTTTATTATTCTGCTCATTTTTCACATTATAAAGAATTAGATTATCCTATCGTTATTTTTAATAAGGGGCAATCAAATGGAATTGAAGATAAAGGAAAAATATCTACTAAGATTCCATGGGTTAATAAATACAGATAAGGATTGTTGATATAATTTGATAGCAATTAAGACGGCGGTTCGACTCCGCCCGCCTCCACCAAGGAAAGTTAATGGAATTGGATATGACTTTCGTTGATGGGGGCGTCTAGGAATTCGATTGATTGTGAAGGGAATTAAGGAGATCCGAGGATGGTAACCTATAACCAATATAATAACTGCAAATAACGCAGACTATTATCCAGCACAAGTGGCACTTGCCGCTTAATCGCTGATGGGCTTTTCGGGTTGTGCCTGGAAACAGAAACAACCCTTTAATTATATTAAATATAAAGGAAAAAATGTGTAATAACGAAGAATGCAAATGCGAAAATTGTACTTGTGATCCCTGTGGATGCACAATTGATAATCAGTGTGGTTGCGATGAAGAGGTAGTTGCACCAATTTAGAAAGGATGAAGTGGCTGAATATATAAACGAAGAACCATGTGAATTTATTTACAAAATAACCGCTGTAGAAAAGATTGTCGATGGGGATACTATCGATGCGGTTTTTGATTTGGGATTCGATGTACGGATATGTAATAGAATTCGATTACTAGGAATCGACACACCAGAATCCAGAACAAGACACAAGAACGAAAAAATCTATGGTAAGTTATCAAAGATCGCATTAACATCGTGGGTACATTGGGCAATATTGTCAGATAGAGATGATATTGAAATACAATGTAGATGTCCAGAGTCAGATAGTAGAGGTAAGTTCGGTAGAGTACTAGGTGAGCTTTGGATTAATTGTACTGAAGATGGACATGAGTTTGGTGGATGGACAAACATAAACAAATGGATGTGTGAGAATGGTTACGCAGTTGGATATCATGGACAAAACAAAGATGATGTTAAAGATCAACATTGGAAAAATCGTTTACTTTTGGAAGAACGTGGAGTTCATGAACTATTACAATGGGACACTAACTAAATGAAATTGTTTGCTGAAGTAACAGGTTTAGTATCAAATGCGTATCAAGGCCAAAATGAAGTTTTCATGATACGCAAATTTGAAAGCCCTCCTATTATTTTATCTGGTCCAATGTTTAAAAGAATTTTTCAGCTTACTGAAAAAGAAGCTCTTCATTCAATTGGATTAAATGATTTAAAAAATCGATTTCCTAAAGTTCAAGGAAGAGCTAAACAAATTTCTACTTTCACCCAAATGCAACCTAATTCGCAATTTTGGAAAGGCGGAATAAATGATGAAGATAGACCTGGTGGCTTGATATTGCATGTAAAAGGAAATGTGACAGGTCAATTTAATCTAGATATGTATACCGAAATTTTAAGAGGGGGTAGACGTGTTATAATGTTAAATGATGATACTCTTGAAGAACAGGAATTTGAAGATGAATTAAAACACCTCCAAGGTGATTTAAGAAAATTAGTCCACACAATCTTTATAAAAAAATTAGGAATTAAATCTGAAGATCCTTATAATTTCTTCGATAATGATTATCCTGATGAAATTTTAAATACAGAATTAGATGGACGACAAAAAGCCACTCTCATCAAAAACTATATGACAGGAATGGAAAAGCTTGTTGGAAATAAAAAATATAAAGAAGCAGTTTCCGATATGATGTTTGATATGATTGCGGTTGGTGATTATGAATATAATGAAGTAGTGATGGAAAAAGTTAAATTATTAGCAATTTATGTTACGAGTCCAGATATAGATCGTTCTGAAGTTGATGAATTAAAAAAACAATTTAAGGTTCCTGTTTACCCCAAAACTTCTCGTTCACAAATCGAAAAAGTCCTTCAATCAATAAATTCATAAAATACCTTGACATCTCGTTGAATTTATTATATAATAATACTTTAAATAAAAATTAATAGGAGAATATGGAAGCACTGAGAAAATGCGATCCAGCTTTGGGTCTTTTAATAAGTGAACACTTGGTAAGTCTTGGTTTAGAAACACCTATGACTCAAGTTCGAGAAAACTTTGATAGTGAAAAAGCTATTGAAATTATCAAAAATAATATGACAAACATCATGGAATCATTGGGGTTAGATCTTAAAGATGATTCATTACAAGATACTCCCAAGAGAGTAGCACAAATGTTTGTGAATGAAATTTTTTGGGGACTTGATTATAATAGATTTCCAAAATGTACAAAAATAAAAAATAAAATGAACTATAAGGGTTCATTTGTATTAGAAAGAAATATAAATGTTCAATCATATTGCGAACATCATTTTATTGTTATTGATGGTGTTGCTAGTGTTGCTTATCTTCCAGGCAGATACGTTTTAGGGTTATCTAAATTAAATCGAATTGTTCAATTCTTTTCTAAGCGTCCTCAAGTTCAAGAAAGATTAACTGAACAAATTAGGGCAGTAATTGCATTTGTTGCTGAAACAGAAGATGTTGCAGTTCAAATTGATGGCGCGCATTTTTGTGTTAAATCACGAGGCATTCAAGATCTTAGATCTACAACTGCTACATTCTCAGCGTCTGGGGTTTTTGAAAGTGGTACCCAACGTCAAGAATTCTTAGCAGGATGCCGCTCTTTAATGGCTTAATATGACATATATTTCACATGAAATTCCCAGATGTTTAATAGATGAACATCAAGATTTTATTAGCGATTATCAATTTGTATTGCTTCACAAAATTCTAGAAGATAAAGATTATGCAGAGATGGTTTGTGAATTTGCAGGTTGTGGAGAATTTACTTATCTTGATAATAGTTGTTTTGAATTAGGAGAATCATTAGATAATGATGTTCTTTATGATTGGTATGAAAGATTAGAACCAAACTATGTTGTCTTACCAGATGTTCTTGGAGATAAAAAAAGAACATTGGAAAGGTCTCTTGAATTTGCTAATGATTATCCCATTACTTCTACCCATGCTATGCCGGTTGTTCAAGGCTCTACACCAGATGAAATGATTGAATGTTATAATGCATTTATTGAATATGGTGAAGGAAAAGCTGGAGGAGGTCAGCTTTGGCCAATAATTGGTATTCCTTTTGTTTATTCTTGGCAAGATAAAGACCCAACTCTTCAAGCAAATGAAAGAATTAAATTACTTGAGAAAATGGATAGAGAATGTATCAGGAAAGAATATAGACATCATTTATTGGGAACCTGGCAAGCAAGAGAGTTCGCGCATTATAGGAATTATGACTGGATACATAGTATAGATACTTCTAATCCGGTGATGTCAGCATTAGATGGTATCCCTTATGCAGGTATTCATGGATTGACCCAAAAACCGGAATCAACATTTGATTCCGTTTATGATATGAAAGAAGAAGATATTAATTTAGATCTTTTATATTATAATGTTGATACCTTCAGAGAAATTGTTACAGGAATCAGCTTTAATGCCGAAAGGCGTTCTGCTAAATTTCCCGAGAGAAAATATCCAAAGGATTTGGATTATTCCAAATATTCTATATATTCAGGAACACATGGCTAATAAAATAGACCCCGAACATTATCAAAGTAATACTAACTTAGAAGCAATTGATGTTATAGAAGCGTTTGATTTAAATTTTCATCGTGGTAATATTGTTAAGTATGTATTACGAGCTGGCAAGAAAACGGAAAGGGGTTATGAAAATAAAGAAAAGCAATTAGAAGATTTGAAAAAATCAAAATGGTATCTTGAAAGATTAATCAAGAATGTTGAAGAAGGTTAATATGAATTTACGTGAAGCGAGAAATAAACTTCCAAAAATTGAAAACAATGTCGCCGTTATATTATCAGGCGGCATGGATAGTTCTATTGTTACAATGATGTTGGCTCGTCATTATGGACCAGAAAAAGTATTTGCTTTAACATTTAATTATGGACAAAAACAAGTAGCTGAATGTGGAAAAGCAAGAGACTTATGTCAAGAATTAGGTGTGGCGCATAAACAATTAGATATTGGTTATTTTGGAGAATTGGTTCAACCTATTAGTGCAAATATATCTGGTACTGATATTGATATGCCTGACATTAAAGAGGTATTAGGAGATCCTCAACCCGTAACATATGTTCCATTTAGGAATATGATGTTATTGAGTAATGCTTGTGCTTTTGCAGAAGTGGTAAAGGCGGAATATATTTTTTGTGGTCTTCAAGTTCATGATGAATATGGTTATTGGGATACTAGTCAAGCTTTTGTTGATGCACTTAATGAGATCACAGTTTTAAATAGAACATTTAAAACAAAAATTATTGCACCGTTTTCTTTATTGAGCAAAACAGAAGAACTTAAAATTTGTAAAGAATTAAGAACATACAATTTATTACAACACACTTTAACTTGTTACGATCCGGATGTAGAAGGAAAAAGTTGTGGGGTATGTCCTTCATGTAGTGAACGTATTAAGGCATTTATGAATATTGGTGATCCGGATCCAATTCAATATCAAAAGGAGATAGACTGGCATGTGTAGTATTTCAGCAAGTAAAAGTAAAGAAGAACTATTAAAGTTAGTAGCACTAAATAGGTATCGAGGCGAGGAATCACATTCAGTTACACAGTTTTTGTATACTGATGCGAAGTATTCTTCTCATCAGCTCATGTCTGCTGAGGATAGTATACATCTTAAATCTCAAACAAAATCTTATGGACCTTTAGATTTAGATTTATTGGATGGAAATTGGGATTATTGTGTAGTACATCAACAAGCGCCAACATCAAAAGAAGTTAATAATACTGATTTAGCAACAGGTAGATTTATCCATCCTGCTGAAAAAGACAAATCATATTTGTGGCATAATGGTATTATTAAAGAAGGAAAATTTGAAGGTGATTGGGATACGGAATGGTTATTTGATCAAGCATTAAATGAAGATCTAAATGAAGTAGATGGAACTTTTGCTTGCATGTTATATCATGAAAATCAAATATATGTTTTTCGTAACGAAATTAGTCCTTTGTTTGAAGACAGTGCTTCTTTTTCTTCAACTAAGTTTGAAGGATCAACACCAGTAGGACCAAATATAATGTGGAAGTTAAATTATGGAACTGGTGTTTTAGAAGAAAAGTGGAAATTTAAAACAAAAGAAAATCCATATCATTTTGGAGAATAATGTTTATACACCCTATAAATGCCTCTACTGAGGTAACAAATATCGATGATACAATGATTCAACCAAATACTGTTGATTTACGAATTAACAAGGTATTTAAAATTGGTCGAGGACCAATGCACATAGACGAAGATAAAAAAGAACATAGAAAATTAATAGAACAAAAGGTCGATGAAAATGGTAACTATGTTTTAGGTCTAGGTGAGGTTTTTGAGATAGAATCTAATCAACGAGTAGAAATAGCAGAGGACGAAATTGCTATTGTTCTTGGCAGAAGCACTTTTAATAGAAATGGTGTTTTAATTATTAGTTCAATTTATGATTCAGGTTTTAAAGATTATGCAGGGGCAACTTTATATAATCTTGGGGGAGAAACAACGGTTAAACCTAATACTAGGTTTGCTCATTTAGTTATAGCAAAAGCAGAATCATTACATAAATATGATGGAGACTATGGCGAAAAAAGTTGATGGAAATACTTCTATAATAAAAATGTTAACTCCGGAAACATTTAATTTAGATGTTCGGGAATTATCAATTAA